GCAGTCTTGATTTCAGGTAAGACTAATTTTTCATCAACATTTGCGTGTAAGCCTGTTCTATCTTTGATGCTTTGTACTGATATGAATAATGTATTTAATGACATTTCTTATTTTTTTCTTGTAACTATATTTGTTTTCCATTCGTGTCTGCAAGATTCGCTATGCTCACCATCAGGCATTGTCCACCAACCACCGCCTCTATCCCAAACAGAATAACCTAATCTTGCACTCATAGATTCAATATCGCTTCTGCTATATAATTTATTAGCATTTATCAATGTCTTGCAAAATGGTCTACTATTTTTTAAATCACTATTGTCAAATCCTGATTTCCAACCATATGAATAGCGAACCAAAATTTCAGTAGTCTGTGGTTTTACATTGCCAACAGTCTTAGATAATGGTTGTACTAATTCCCTTGAAATAATGATATTGCTATTAATTCCCTTTCCTATTTTTTCTTGACTAGTTTTTAATATCTTTCTATCTTCTAAATCTTTTAAGATATTATTAATAGTATCTATATCTTCATTTAAAACTTCAGCTAAAACTTCAGGTGTTATATCTTTTTGTTTTGCAATTTGGTCTAAAATATCAGATTCTAATTGGTTCACATCAGCAAACATATGAAAATCAGATTCATCATTAAATCGCTTCTTAGACTTCCAAATATTAAAACCTTCTTTATTATCACCAAATTCATAAAATACATTAAAATCTTGTGCTGCAAATTCTGCATCCATTTCTTCATTTCCTAACCATAAATTAACTTCTTCATCATTTAATGCATAGCCTGTTTTAAGCATTGCACTAGCTTGTTCTCTGTTGATTTTACCTTTAGTAAACTCACGAATTATGCGCTGCATATTTTGCCACTCACGACCTTTTAAACCCTTGATATGTTCATTTACTGATAATTCCTGTACAGGTGCAGCAGCATCTGCAGCAGGAGCATATTTAGTCATATCAATACCAATCTTTTCTAATATCCATTCTTTAGGTGCATTAGCAGCTATTGTAGCCTCACTAAATTCAATACCTATTGGTTCTGTAGGGATAATTTTAATTTCAGTTTGAACTCCTTTTAATTTAGCTAACATATTAAAAATACTTTCTAAATGCATTTGTTTAGCATTCACATAAGTGTTTTTAAATATTTCATAGCCATCACGCATTTCAGTTCTGCTGCCTAATTTACCTGCTTCAGCAATACCCATAATTGAAGGAGTAGTAACTTGATGCCCACTAAAAATATTAGTCTGTATTAATTCATCAATCTTACCAAAATCTTCTTTTGTTAAATCACTTGTACCTAAATCATCTACAACAGGTTTTCTAGATATATCATTGACAAAAGCAATCATATATTTTTTACCATCTGCACCACTATAAGTCTTTCTTAATCTTTGGTCTACATTGCGTTTTTCTTCATCATTAGGTTCACCATTTGGTAAAGTAATAAGTTTACTAGCAGAAAACCCTGTCTGTGCATTTCCTAAGATATGCTTAGATACTTCAATATCAGATTCAATATAGTTTAATGCAGCAAAATAACTAGGCAATCCATAAATGCCAATATTAGGTCTATATTCTTTAACATATAAAATCTGCTTACCTACAGGTTGCTTAGGGTTAAATGCAGCAACTACTTCAGGCTTAACTTTATTATCTTTCCAATCTTCTTTATACCAATACTGTGTATTATCTTTATTTGTGCGCATCTTTGTATAATCACAATGCCATAACTCTGCAAGATTACCTGATAAATCCCAAATAACTTCAATATAAGCACCCCCAAATATTTCAATATCTAAAGATACCTTTCTAGTCAAATCATCTAAAGATTCAACTCTATTTGCCTTATCTATGAAAGCCTGTGCATCAGGTTGACCTGACCAACCATTACCTGTAATATAATGTACCTTACTTTTAATAATGGCACTATGCTTGCTAGACTTATTATATAAATCTACTATATATTCAGGATAGTCATTGTTTTCGCCATATTTAATATATCCACCATCAATGCCTTTTTTCTCTGCGAATTTAGGCTGCTTGGCTTCTGCGAATGTTAATACTCTTAAATCTATCATTGTCTAATTGTATAAGTGTCTGTTGTTGTAAATTGATTATATGTCAAGGTAGAACCTGAAAGCCACATAATACCTGTTTCTAGCTTATTTAAGCCTGTTATATTTGTATTTGTAGTGCTTGCTTGTTCGTAAATTTCATAGGTATATTGCCCTTCTAATGCACTTGAAAAGTTTGTATTTGTTACTATGCTAAACTCATTATACCTATCCTTATATAAACTTAAATCAGATGCGTTTAAAACTACGAACTTAATGACATTATTGCTGCTTCTGTTAGTAAACACAAATAAATAATTAGGGTTAGTCAATAACTGTTTTTCAGTTAATGTCATAACAATAGTATTAGTTTCGCCTTTAGTTAAATGTATCATCATTTATAAATAGCATTTATTTAAATATTTACAAAATAAAAACCCCCACCTAGAAAACTAGGCAGGGGAACTAAACTATGAAAAACTACAAACTTATCCTGCAGTTGTAAGAGCAGAAGCAACTGTACTATTCACTTCAGGTGCTAATGCAGGCTCTGCGCCTGTAAAAGTCAAAGTGTAACCACTTCTATCACCTTCAGCAGTACCTGATGCAGCATTACCTGCAGTCAAATCTAAGGCTCTAGTTTTACCTAGATACCAAAATTTGCCATTGTTATCTTTAGCAACTGCTACAAGTCTATTTTGAGCCAATAACAAGATTTCGTTTCTTGTATTAGCTTGTAGCTTATTTAAAATTATTGTTAATTCAGGAGTAAAAAACAAAGTACCATTTTGAACATTTGATGCCACATTCTCTGTGAACATAGATGTTCCTTTTGTTAATTCGTATTTATAGAATCTTTTACCTGTTGCTTTTACTAATGCAGTAATTACACCACTAGCTTCGGTAGTAGAAGTTACATCTGAACTTGCAATAAAATAAACTTCCGTAATACCACCTAGTGAATCACGGCAATCTAAGGTATATCCTTGTGTTAATGCGCACGGCATATTATATTATTTTATTGTTTTAAAAAATGGGGAGTATATTTCAACTCCCCTTTATAATTAGATAGTTACCTTTACAATTTCATCAGGGAATGCAATATTCACACCCATCTTAAATTCTGCAGCAAATCTTACTTCATCAGCTTCTTTAGCAAAGAAGATTTCAAATTTTTCTTCTTCATTCAATAAGTCTGTACCTAAGAACAAATTGCTTAAACGCATTGCGTATACATCGTTTGTACCGTTAAGACCTTGTAAAGCTACTACTTTAATTGAAGTACCCGGTAATACAAATTCAGAATCAGCCTTACCATCAAATGCATAGTTGAACATATTTGCGTTCTTCAATGCAATAGCATAAGTTCTGAAAGTATCCATACCACATACAATAACCATATCTTCAGCAGCAACAACTTTTGCAGGGATTGCTCTATAAACACCATCAAATAAAGATATTACGTTTGCAGGTGTAATAGATGTTAAAGGCGCACCTGAAATAAAACCTGATACGTTTGCATCAACAACTCCTGAAGCAGCACCAATCAATTTGATTAAACCATCAAACTTGTTTAAGTTACCGTTTGCAGAACCTGTATCACCCTGCCAAATAGCAGTTTCTAATTGAGAAGCAATAGTTTTTGCTTTCTTATCAGAAAATTCTTGCTCAAATGGGATTGAATCATATTGAGAACCTGTAGGTAAAGCCTTTTGTAAATACTTAGATTCTAATGTCTTAGGACATAAAGATTCTTGTACTTTAATTTTACCAACTGTTACAGTTCTTTGTGTGAAAGAAGTTGTACCTGATGCGTTCCAACCACAAGTACCACCTGCTTGGAAGAAAGCATCTGTATCCATAATATTGATGGTCTCTGCTGATTTAACACCAACCATCACGTTACCTGCACTCTTAATTAAAGCTGCAGTTTTTGCACCTAAAACAGAAGAAGTTACTAATAGTGCTTCGTTCTCTTTAGTGTAGTTTGATAATGAACTTACTGAAAATGACATTTTTTATAAATTTATTTGTTTAAAATTGCGTTTCTATATTTCTCCAATCTTTCGTACTTACTATCATTAGTAGTTACATAAGATTGAAATGCGTTTGCTGCTTTTTGAGTTGGCTCTGTAGTTGGGGTGTTTGAAAGTGCTTCTACTAATTCAGCTACTTGTGCAAACCCTTGTTTTACTTTGCTTTCTAATTCAGCAATTTTTGCTTCTAATTGATTTTTTTGCTCTGCAAATTCAGCTTTTAATTCTTCAGCCATTGCAGTTGTGTCTTGTGCAGGTGGAACAGGTGCAGCAGGTGCAACAGGTTCTACTTCTACAACATCTTCTTTAGGGGAAGAAATTTCTACGATAGCACCTAATTCATCAACTGTAATAGATGTACCATCCATTAATTGATGCTCACCGATTGGAGCAGGTGTACCATCAGCTAATTCTACCATACCACCGATTTCTAAAGCAGATATCATAACTTTCGTTCCATCTACTAAAGAATATTCAGCCATTTCTACCTTTGTTACTTCAGGTGCTACAGGAGCAACAGGAACTACAGGCTCAACAACTTGTGGCATTTCCTCAAATAATGCTCTTATTTGCTTTAATGCTTCTTTTGGATTCATAAATATTTTAATATAAATATTATAATTGTGGATATGTTATCACTTAACCGCTTATCCTTATTATTTACCGTTCATCATATTTTTTAAAAAAAGTCCTCAAATGTTTGGAAAGTGTATAGAACCTGTGTATATTTGTTATGTCATTGAGAGAGAGCCAATAAAAACTAGAAATATGAGCCACAAAATTTGCCAACCGCCTTTAGAAATCAGATTGTTCCTTTATTTCATTGGAGCAGCCTTTGTTAGTGTTTTAATCCAATTATTAATCAAATAAATATAAACTATGAAAAATCTAATTGAAAAGTATGAAAGTTTGGGTTTCCACCTTTCTGTGAAAGAAGAACCAATGATTATTGGTTATTGCGTTAGAAAGGTTAGTAAAGCAAGATTTAAAAAGCCTTTATTCAACTACAGATTCAGAAGTGCTGAAAGAATGTATGAGTTCTGTATGGAATGGATTGAAAAAGTTGAAAGAAACATCAATGCAGAAAAAGCAAGAAAAGAGCAAAAGAAACTAGCGCAACAAAATATGAAGCATAGTTTTCAGGTTGGTCAGGTTCTTTACAACAGTTGGGGGTAT